TGGAGGTCAATGTCGATGACGACGGCTTCACCCGCCTGACCGCCCACATCGTCGATCCGGTCGCCGTCGCCAAGGTGAAGGCCGGCGTCTACAAGGGCCTGTCGATCGGCGGCAAGGTGTTGCAGCGCGACCCCAAAGACCCCACCACCATAACCGCCCTGAAGCTGATGGAGATCAGCCTGGTCGATCGCCCCTGCAACCCAGAAGCCTCGATCAATATGTGGAAGGCCGATGGCGGGTTCGATCTCGACGATCTTGAGCTCGCGCCGCCGGATGGGGCGCGGGCGGCTTTGATCGCCGAGGCCTCCAAGGCGCTTTTCACCACCTTGGCCACCGCTCGCGACGATAAGCCTGTCGCAAAGATCGGCCGCCGCAACTCCGCCAAGGACCAGGCCGCCATCCAGGCCAGCCACGACCAGATGGTGGGCCTGGGCGCGAAGTGCGATCCCGGTAACTGCGGCTTCGACGATGACGATGAGGAGGACGAGGATGAGGACGGGCAGGGCGATGCTCCGCCTGAGGCTGGTCCTGACGATGCGAAGCTGGCTGCGGACCAGAAGGGCGCGGCGATCGCCGACCTGACCAAGGCCTGGACCGAGCTTTCCGCCGAGAAGGATGCGCTAAAAGCCACGCTCGACGGTGTCGCGCCCCAGCTGCAAGCGCTGCGCGCTGAGATCGACCTGCTGAAGGCTCAGCCGTTACCGCCAAAGACTGCGGGGTCGCTCCATGCTGTCGTCGATAAGGCGGCTGATGCTCGAGGCGTTCAAACCGAGTCATTGGCCGAGCTAAGCCTGGACGCCGTGCAAAAGGTTCTGGACGCCATGCCGGCCCAAGCCCGCGCGGACCTCCTGATGAAGGCGGCCATGGCGCGACCGATTCCGATAAGGGCTTAGGACGCATGCCGTGACGCGTAAAACTTCAGCTTCGAGGCGCTTCCGTGTTGTATATTTTCAACGCTGAAGTCATACCTTTTCCTGATGTATTAGGAGAGCGATATGAGGCGTGGCTACTGGGTAGTTTTATTTATCTCATGGATGTTTTGTTTGTCTTATAGCTTTTTTCTTAGGATTATTGCAATATATGGGCCTGGTGTGGATTATGTTAGATCTAAAATTGATTACATTCCTGTTTTTCTGTGTATTTTGGTGAACATTTGGATCTCAATAAGATTTTTCCATGCCTCAAGATCGCAGCCGGTGGGCTCGATGTATATAATTTTAAATCTCTTTTTATCTATATCTATTTACGCATATTCTTTTTTTCTATTGCGACCCGGCCATATAGGCTGAATCGCTCACACAGCCCGTCTAGGGCCGTCCCGGCAACCTCGACTAAGGAGTCCAATCTGAGCCAAATATTTAAAAATCATTGAGAAATAAAAGCCTCCAAAATATCATTGTTGAAATCTGAAAAGGATTACAAAATGCCTATGGGTCCACAATTGGGTAGTTTTGTTGTAAATACATATTCTATCGGCACTGGTCACGTTGATATCACACTTTATTCCGAACAAAATGGTCAAGGATCTGTACTGGGCACCTATGGTCTGAACGTAACGGGTATACCTAATGGTAGCGGCCCAACAGATGGCGGTTGGTTTGAGGAAAGTGACGCGCTAGCTAACGCATTATCTACAGGTAATATACAATATCAGTCGCCACCACAGAACGTTTTATTTAGCATTGTATCTAGTACCAACTCGTGGCTTGCCAGTCAGTCAGCGAGTAACGGACAGTTAGGTAGTCCTGGATACTTTGTCGTGGGAAATAATTGTGTCGATGGTTTATCGGAAGTTCTCGCAAAACTTTTCGTAAATGAAAATGTTTCCAACTATATGAAGCCTAGCTCGTTGGCGGTGTATGCTTATGCTCTCGCGATATCAACAAAAATGACTATTCCTACGCCGATTGGTGGCGTTCAAGTACAGGCAAACCCACTGCAATTTTACTGGAATACTGGGGGGCAAGTTGCCTCTTTAATTGGGCAGGTGATCGGCCAGGGATTGGTTATGGTCGGGGCCACGCCGCCGCCGGCGGGCGAGACGGAGCCGACTGTGACAGCGGCTCAAATTACAGTTACAGTGAGTTCTTCTTCGCACACGGCGACAATTACCTATGCCAATCCGAACGACCCGTATATGTATGATCAAAATGGCAACTTAATCGGTAGCGGGACTGATATTGGTTTGAGTAGTGATATTATTAATGCGCTAATTGCAGATTTGCAGAGTTTAACTTCGTCTATAGATAGTTTTTTTGACCTGCCATTTGAATATTGATTAATGTAGGCGGGTGGCTTCTTGAATTTGAGAAGTTGCCCGCCTAATCGTCAAGCTCAAGTCAGACGGACAAGCGGCGTAATAGCGGCCCGAGCTGGCGCCTAATGATGCAGGCATGGCGCCGTCGATCCCAATTCGGGTTTAAAACCCCTACAGGCCCTGCATGCTTCGAGACGCATCGCATCGTACCGCGTCCGAGCATAACGAAGTCATTGTAAGTCAATATTACTCATCATGTCGCTGCGCCTCAGAAAAGCGGCGTCTCAAGCGCGCACAGCGCGCCCAGCCACCCCATCCCCGCTCCTCCCACACCCACACGCCCCCGCTTGCGGCCGCGTGGGCTTCTCCATGCCTGAAAGGCGCATCCCAACCATGACCCAAACAACCTCCGCCGACATCCACAAGATGTTTGTCCAAGCTCACGCCAATCCCAGCGAAGACATCGCCCGCTCCGTCCTGATCAACGCCGGGGTCGATCCGGCGGCGCTGGAGAAGACCATCTCCACCGCCACCGGCCTGGTCGCCTACGACCTGCAGGCGCCGGCCAAGAACCTCTATCCGGTCAATACGCCGATCCGAAACGTCCTGCCGCGGGTCAGCGGGGGGACGGGCACGGCGACCAACTGGCGCCAGGTCAACGCCATCATCGGGTCCGGCTACGACGCGTCGGGCTGGGTGCCCGAAGGCCAGCGGGCGGGGGCCATGAGCTATAGCACCTCCACCAAGGCGGCCAGTTTCTGCACGCTGGGCGAAGAAGACGCGGTCACTTACGAAGCCATCAGCGCCGCGCAAGGCTTTGAGGATGTCAGCTCCTCGATGTCCACGCGGCTGTTGCAGAAGATGATGCTGAAGGAGGAGCTGGCGCTGCTCGGCGGCAACACCTCGCTGCAACTGGGTACGCCCGCCGCGCCGACCGTGATCGCGAGCGCCGTTTCCGGCGTCACCGGCACCCTGCCGGCGGCGACCTATTCGGTGATCGTGGTGGCCCTGACGCTTGAGGGGATGAAGAACGCCTCGGTCAGCTCCGGCGTCGCCACCAGTAAGACCATCACCGGCCAGGACGGCAAGACCTTCACCCTCAACGGCGGCTCGTCCAACAAGTCCGTCAACGGGACCGTCCCCTTGACGCTGGGCCAGGTGCTGCAAGCCAGCGTCACCCCGATCAACGGCGCGCTGGGATATGCCTGGTACGTCGGCGCGGTGGGCGCTGAGACGCTGCAGGCGATCACCACGATCAACTCGATTGCGCTCTCGGCGCCGCTGTCGACCACAAACCAGGCGGCCACCGCGATCAGCGCCGATTGCTCGACCAACGCCACCGCGTTTGACGGGTTGCTGACCTGGGCGTTCAAGTCGGGCGGGTATCAGAACACGCTGGCCACCGGCACGCCGGGCGTCGGCACGACCCTGACCGCGTCGGGCAAGGGCACCGTGAACGAGATCGACGCCATGCTGGAAGGCATGTGGGACGCCTATCAGGTCTCGCCCGACGTTCTTTATGTCAACAGCCGGCAATTGCGCGACATCACCACCAAGGCTCTCTCTAACGGCACGGCGCCTCTGCTGTCGATCCGACAGGATGCCGACGCGCCGGGCTATCAGCTCACCGCCGGCGGCAATATCGGCTGGTATTTCAATCCCTTCACCATGGACGGCGGCCAGCGCATCCCGATCCGGCTGCACCCCAATGTGCCGGCGGGGACGATCCTGGGCTGGGCGTCGAACCTGCCGGCCCAGTACATGAGCAACAACGTGCCCTATGTCGCCTCGGTCAAGACGCGCCAGGACTACTACGCCATCGACTGGCCGATCACGACCCGTCAGCGCCAGCGCGGCGTCTACGCGGAAGAAGTCCTGGCCGTGTACGCCCCGTTCGCCATGGGCGTCATCAGCAACATCGCGCCGGGCTAACGCCTTCACCTGACAACGGAGGGGCGGTCGAAAGGTCGCCCCTCATTGTTTTTCTAATGAGGTGAGGCATGACCAATATCAATCGCAAGATGGTGCGTCTGTACGCCAGCGAAGGCCAGGACGAGGCCAATTACGGGACCGAACGGTTTCGCGTCCACGAGGACCACACCATCGAGGTTCCAAGCGAGGCGGTCGACAGCCTGGTCCGCATCGGCGGGTTCGAGCGGATCGCGGACCCAGAGCCGGTTCGGGAAGGCCATGTCGCCCTGGCCCACCCCCAAGGCATCGGCTGTTCGTGGGGCGGGACGGTGTATCCGCCGGATGCGGAAGGCCTTGTCATCGTTCCGATCGCGGCGGCGGCCGATCTGCTCGTCCACGGCTTCAAGCCCGTCAGCGACTTTGAGGAGAAGCGCCATGGCTGCAGGTGATCTCTGCCAGCTCGCCGACGTCCAGGCGTGGCTGCCGAGCGCGCCCACAGCATCGCCCGGCGCCGACCTGATCTCCCAACTGATCACCGCCGCGTCGCGGGCCATCTGCGCCTACTGCGGCCGGGGCCAGTTCACGGCGCAAAGCTATACCGACACCTATGACGGCGCGGGCAAGACCTGGATGCTCTTGCGCCAATGGCCGGCGTTGTCGGTCACGGCCATCGGCCTGACCCAGTGCGGCGTCATAACGACGATCACCGACCCGACCACGTTTCAGCTCGAAGCCCCGATCCCAGCCGGCGGCGCCCAGCGGCTGACCCTGATCGCGCCGCATCTTTATTTCCCGCGTGGCCGAGGCAATGTGCAGATCACCTATCAGGCCGGCTACGCCGCCGTGCCGTCCGATGTCGCCCAGGCCTGTATCGAGGCGGTCGGCGAAGCCTATCAGCGCCGCAACCGCATCGGCCAGACCTCGGTCTCCAGCCAGGGCCAGACCACGGTCGCGTTCAGTCAGAGCGATCTGAACGCCGCGGCGAAGGCGATGCTGGCGCCCTACATCCGCCGCCTACCGCTGTAGGTCTCCAAACCGCGCCCGAAACCGGTCCATCGCCGCCCCAAGCCCCGGACCGCCGCCTCGGGCGCGGGGGGTGGGCAGGGTGGGGCAGAGCGGGGTCTCGGCGGCCAGGCGTCGCCAAGCCGCCCAGGCCTGATCGTATCGCGCCACCGCCTCGCGAATGCGGTCGGTCTGGTAGGCGCCGGTCTCGGCGCCGTCGGCGGCGAGCAAACAGGCCGTCCAGCCGGCGGCGATGACCGAGTATTTGTAGAGGCCATAGCGGGCCGAGGTGCGCGCGAAGGCTTGCCGGGGGCGGCTTCCGAAGGAGATGCTGTCCATCTTCTCGACAATCTCGCCCCACATCGCCACGGCCTGGCCCTTCTCGTCGATCGCCGCCTCGACCAGGCCCTTATCGACGAAATCGCCGAGGTTCGGCTCAGACAGGGTGTCGTCGCGCGCCCACCAGGGGTCGATCGCCGCGCCCAGATCGCTGACCTGGCCCCGCAAGACCGCGGCGGCCGAGGTCAGGCTGATCTGTCGAAGCGTTTGGGCGTCGCCGTCGGATAACTGCAGGATCTCGTGACCATATTGCGCGAAGAGCGACGCCTCATCTCGAGAGGCATCCTGGGCGAAACCGCTGAGCACATAGGCGTTCAGGTCGCACCATAGCTCGTCCTGGATATAGGGGCCGTCCCATCCGCCGCCCCGCGACCAGGTCCACAGGCCTGAAAACAGCGGATTTGAAGTCAGGTCGCGCAGGCCGCGAGGTGCGCCGGTTGGCATGAGCCAACGGAACTCCTCCCAGCCCTCGATGACGCCCTGGGCGACATAATAGGGGTGGGCGCCCTTGCCATAGGCTTCCATCTGGCACTGCGCCTCGACCACCTGACGGTGGCGGCCGAGGCCGAGGCAGGGATTGAACGGTGTGAGGCGTAAGAAATCGCCCCTCTGATGCTTGATGGAAAAGCTGAGTTTGGAGTGGGGCGCGATCTGGTCTGTAACGCCCAAATAGTAGCGCGGGTTGTTGTGGAAATTGTCGCCGAAGTCCCACGTGCGGTAGATGACGGACCGGTTCGCGCCGACGCAGACGACCTCGCGGAGCAGGTTCAGCAGCGCGCGGTGGCTCTCCTCGCCGTGGATGATGGCCGTGCCGGCCTGAATCTGGCTTTCTGCGTGAGGCCCCGTCGCCGAGGGGACGCGCGCGGCGTGATAGGGCAGGTCTTGCAGATAGATCTCGCCGGTGCGCACCACCAAGCCGTCCAGATCGGGGAAGGTCTGCAGGATTTCGCGCGTAAAGGCTCGCAGCACCGCCTGGGTCGCCGGCAGACGCACATCGATCCGGCCGACGGCATCGACGAGCTTCGCCCCGTGCTTGGCGAGCAGGCGCTTGGGCAGCACAACATATTGCACCCAGGCGTAGACCAGGAGCCCAGCCTGCTTTGCCGTTGTGATCCGCGCGCCGATCTCAGCCTTTAGTTTGGCCGCCAGCCTGGCCTCATCGCTGTCGTCTGGAATGAGGCCGCGATCATAGGCTGAGAAGGTCGCCACGCCCTCGATCGCCTGTTCGACGACGACCGCGCCATAGCCCCGCGCCCGTAAAAACGCCGGGTCCAGATAGGCGGTGTGCGGCGGCGCGGCGCCGGGATTGGCGTGGACCATGTCCATCAGGGCGAGCGGGCGGCTGGACGCTGAGGCTTCTGCGGCCGGCGACTCGGCCAGAGCCGAAGCCCCGCCAAGCCCTGCGGCCAGCGCCGCTTTCAGCGCCTCACGCCGGTCCATCATGCCTCGCCTCGCCTGACGCTCATCCTTGCGGCCATCTCACGCCGCTCCCCCCCAGAAGGGAAAGGGCTCGCCGATGCCCCCTTTCAAGCTCAGCGGCGCCGACGAGCTTGTTCAGCGCTTAGATCGCCTGGGCGCCGACGTCCAGGCCTGCCTCCTCGCGACCAGCCAGACGCTCGCCGCCAGCTTGCAGGCTCATGTCCAGCAGGACAAGCTGTCGGGCCAGGTTCTGAAGCGGTTGTCGGGCGATCTCGCCAACTCGATCGCGGCGACCGTCGACGTCAGCGATGGAGTTGTGACGGCGCAGGTCTTTTTGGCCGATCCGCCGCCCTACGCCGCTCTCCTGGAGTTCGGCGGCGTGATCCCGGCTCACGACGTCAGGCCCGTCTCGGCGCAGGCCTTGTCCTTCATGCTCGATGGCCGGCGCCTATTCGCAGAGATCGCCCACATCCCCGAGGTGACCGTGCCGGCCCACGCGTATCTGCGCGCCTCCCTCCACGACATGGCGGCCGAGATCACGTCGGAGCTTCAGCAGGCGGTCGCCGTCGCCCTTAAAGGCCAAACCTCATGACCCGTGAGCCGATCTTCGCCGCCCTGTTCGCGCTGGGCCAAACCCTCGCCTGGACCGATCCGGACACGGGCGTCAGCTCAGGGTTCGGCTACAGCAACCGACGGATTCAGACCTCGGATCAGATCTCCGCGGACCTGATGCCGGCCCTGCTGCAGGGCGTCGGGCCTGAAGAATTCAGGGTTTCGCCGGGCCTGCCGCCCAAGCGAACCCTGAGCGCCAACTGGCTGATCTATTACAAGCCTTATCTCACACCTCTGACCACCGATCCCCTCACCAACGCCATTCTGGACGGGGTCGAGGCGGTGTTCGTGCCCGACAGCCTGACCGGAACCGTCACCCTGGGCGGCCTGGTCGCCCATGCCTGGATCGAGGGCGAGGTGTTCAAGGCGGCCGGCGACCTGAACGACCAAGCCATGATCGTGGTCCCGATCAAGCTCCTCATTCCCTAACTCAAAGGAGGCGAAAGCCCCATGGCTCATCAATTCAACTTCGGTACTGGCAATATCTACGCCTTGCCCGTCGGCGGCGGCGCGCCTGTGCCGTTCGGCTCCGTCAACGGCGCTTCGATCGACTTCGACGGCGACGTCAAGATGCTCTACTGCTCCAACCAGTACCCGGACGACGTGGCGGTGGGTAAGCGCAAGATTACCGGCAAGGCGACATTTGGGCGGCTCGATCTCGTCGTCGCCAATCAGGTCTTCTTCGGCCAGACGGTGGCGACGGGTCAGATTGTCGGGGTCTTGGCCGAGGCTGGGACGATCGCTGCGGCGGCGCCCTACACCTACGACGCCGCCAATGGCGCGACGTTTTCCACCGACCTCGGCGTGCGCTACGCCGCAAGCGGTATTCAGCTGGCGCAGGTCTCAGGTACGCCCGCAGTCGGCCAGTATGCGGTGAGCCCGTCTGGCGTCTACACCTTCGCCGCGGGCGACGCCGGTAAGGCGATCTATGTCGATTACACCTATAGCTCGGCTACGGCTGGCTACACGCTGAGCGGCGTCAACCAGACCATGGGTTTGCTGCCCACCTTCCAGCTCGATCTGGTCAACCTGACCAAGGGCAAATCGCTGACGATGACGCTCTATTCCTGTGTCGCCAACAAGTTCTCCCTGCCGTTCAAGCAGGAGGACTATATGGAGCAGGAGGTGGATTTCTCCGCCTTTGCGAACGGCGGCGGTCAGGTCTTCACCTGGAGCATCACCGGTGGCTAGGCTTATTCTCGGCGGGGCCGCCTACGAGCTGCGCCCGTTCAAATTTCGCGAGCTGCGCCAAGCCGCGCCCGCCATCGATCGCATCGCGGCTCGGGCGCGGACGGGCTCCGGCGGGCTGGCGGATATGACGGAGGGGATGAACGATCTGCTGGAGGTTCTGGCGATCGGCCTTGAGGGCAAGTCCGCCGCCGACCTCGCCGCCGCCCTCGATATGACCGAGGTCGCCGGCGTTCAGATCGCCTTCGTCGACCTCCTGACCGAGTCGGGGCTCAAACCTGCGGGGGAGCCCGAGCCGGTGTCAGCGCCGGCCGATCCCACCCCCGACGCGCCCTGGCCGAGCAGATCCAGGACATCCTCGCCGAACTCGTCGCCGCCGGCTGCGGCGACTGGGACCGGCTAGACGAGACCTGGGACCTGCACCGCTACGCCGCCATGCAACGTCATTGGCAAAGGGTGGCCCCGCCGCTGAACGTGTCGCTCGCCGCCTTTGTCGGCTTCAAGCCCAGGAAGGCTGTTTCGCCGTCGCCGGACGCCTTCGACATCGACGCGTTCCTGCAAGTGGCGGCGATGTTCCAGAGCTAGGTCGCGTCTTCACCCCTGTCATATCGAGAGGCCCCCATGTCGGATGATTCAGAGCTCAACATCAGCTTCACCGCCGACACCTCCGACCTGGAGGCTGGCGCAGAAACGGCGGCTGGCTTTATCGATACCTTCCGCGCCCACGTCGCCGATATCGGTCCGCTGGCCGATCAGCTGTCGTCGACCGCGGCGCTGACCGCGGCGACCAACAACCAGGTGGCCGCCAGCGCCGCAGCGGCGAACCAAAAGATCGCCGCCGACGCAAAGAACGCCGCCGATCAGTATAGCGCGGTGTGGCGCAAGACCGTCTCCAGCGTCGTCGACACCTTTGGCGACGGCCTGCTTAAGATGGCGCGGGGCACGGAGAGCTTTCACGCCGTCGGGCTGAAGGTGGCGGAGTCTGTGGAGACCGTCTTCGTCAAGGCGATCGAACGCACCGTGGTCTCTCACGTACTGGGCGAAACCACGAAGGCGGCGGCGACCACGGCGGGGCAGGGGACCCAGACGGCGGCCACCGCGACCGGCGTCGCCGCCCGCACGGCCACCGAGCAGGCAGGCCAGTCGGAGAGCCTGGCGCTCGACCTGACCGCGACCTTGAAGAAGGTCACAAACGCCGCCGTGGCCGCCGCGGCGGCCGCCTTCCACGCCGTTGCCGAGCTCCCGAACGTGGGGCCGGAGCTCGGCGCCGCCGCGGCGGCCGCGACCTTTGTAGCGGTGGAAGGCTTTGGCGCACTCGCCAGCGCCGCGGGCGGTTACGACATCGGCGCTGAGAACCCGCTGGTGCAAGCCCACGCCCGAGAGATGATCCTGCCGGCCTCGATCGCGGAGCCTTTGCGCGGGATGATCGCGGCGGGGGGCGCTGCCGGCGCGGGCGGAGTTGGCGGCTTGGCCTCTGCGGGCTCGGGCGGCGCGACCCACACCTGGAACATCCAGGCGCTGGACAGCCGCAGCTTCGCCCGCACCCTCAATACGTCGGCTGGGCGAACCGCCGTACGCGGCGCGGCGGCGGCGCATTTGAGGGGGTAGGGGGAACTTGAACGCCGAGCCGCGCCATCGTGCTCGGGCGGGTCAAGGGACGTTTCACTCTTCGCCCTTGACCCACCCTGTGCGCGACGGCTGACTGATGGGGTCGGGACGCCGAGCGTCCCTCATCCCGTTCGACCCCTCCAGAGGGGCCGAACACCGAGCTGTAGACTTGGGCAGCGCCCAATCCATTGATGGCGCTGAGGCTTGACCCAATCAAGATCTGTAAGCAATAGCCCTGTGTTC